TGTTCATAAGTCTTGGAGGTGTTTCGTTTGCAAAAATGTTTTGTTTACCGTATTCGGTTATAACTGTCATTGATTTGAAAGATAGGTGAATGGCGATGATGAACTGTCAGGTCGCCATGACTACCTAAAAATCAATATTGGATCTATCTAATTTTTCAATTAAGTCTTGTCTATATGCAGGGTCGTTGTCGTAACGTGTATCGTTCATAGCAGCTACTACTTCAGCTTGACTTCTAAATACATCACCTGAATTTTGTGGTGCTTTACCAGTCAACATTCTTCCTTCATATCCATTATCGTTTTCATATTGAGCACGTAATCCATTAAGAGCTAATTGAATAGCTGACGTATTACCAGCCTCAACAATGTTATCGAAAGCATCTATTGATTTTTGATCTAAGTTTTCACTAGCCCAACCAACAATCTTTCCATATTCAGCTTCACCACCAACAGAGTTTTTAATTACATTTACATCTGAATCACTTAGATCAGCTGACGCTGTAGGTTGTGGACTATTTTTTTGTATCTCCATATAAGCATTCACTAAATCTTGACTACTCATACTGGAAAACTTTTCTATTGTCTCAGGTGATAACTCATTTCCATTAGCATAGAACTCTTCATTCGCTTCATTTATTAAGGTAACTGCCGGAGAATCTTCCTTAGCTTTTTCTGTTTCTTCAGACGTTTCTTCTGTGTCAATAGCATCGGTGTCCCCAGTTGTCTCGCTAGTTTCATCACCTTTTTCTCCAAGTTTTTTTTGAAGTTCAACATAAGCTTTCTCTAGATCTTCAGCATTCTTATATTTACCTGCAAGTAATTGTTCTTGCTCCGCTTGCATAGACTCACCAACTTGTAGTGAGTCTTGCTCATCTGGAGTTAAGTTATCTACTAATGTTGCTGAGTCAGGCTCAGTATTAACTGTTAATGTTTCTGCCATATTTATTCAGTGGGTGAGTTTGTTATATCAGGAGGTGCTTCGATTGCTCCACCTGTAAATTGTCCAGCCATCTCCATAGCATCTGGATTCTTAGTTGGATCTGCTAAAGGTGATGATGCCAACTGGCCAGCTTGTCCTAATAATTGTTGGTTAGCTTGCATGTTCTGTTGTTGAGACATCTCTTGCTGCAGTTGCTCTTCAGTCTTAACTAGGTTCAATATATCAATACCTTGTGCAGCAGCTAATCTCTTAATTGCTTCTGAAGGATCAATGAATCTCATTAATGACTCTGGACCAAGAGTCTGTGAAATGGTTGTTATAAATGCTGTAAGACTTTCTCTATCTTGACCTCTACCTAGAGCATTAACTCCAGCAACAATAGCTGGACGTACTAAGTCTTTAGGTATCTTAGGTATTTCATTACTACGTTGGAGTATGAGTAATGTTCTATTGAGATAAGGAATAAGGAATTCAACTGTTAATAAACTGAATAAACCTCCGAGCTGTTGCTCTAGTTCCATCTGTGTTAGACGTACTTCCTCTGCTGTAGTCCTTTCACTTTGTCTAATCTGTAGAACAAGGAAAGCATCTAAGATTCTCTTTTCTATCTGTGTCGCTAGGGTGCTAGCTGTTGAGAAGTCTGCTGTTTTACCAACTTGTATGACTCCTACATCATCTGGTCTACCTTGTACGATTGCACCATTACCTGCTGAAGCAAGAGTAGATGCTTTTGTTGTAGAGCTTGGAGATAGTAGAAAGATAACTTTACTAGCTGCAGCTGATCCCTCAACCAAAGCTTGGGATAGTGCATCTAATGATTTTAAGTCTCCGATAAATTCTTCAACTCTTCCTCTACCATAATCCTCTCCATCTACAGTATTAAAACGTAAGACGAGCCATGGACTTGTTTTCTTTGGTGCTGTGCTTCTGCTACCAGGAATGATTTTTCCATCAACTTCCTGATACCAAACCCAACGACCACTTTTATCATCAAGTTTGACGCATGTATACACTTCTACGTCGTCATCATCAGAGCCTGTGTTATTACCCACAACTGTATTGGGGTCTGGTTCTAGCAGCTCTTCACCTAAAACCTTTCTGTTGATTAATTCTTTCGTGATAATTTCTAGAACATTTCCATTGCCGTCTCTGTTAACGACATATCTATTTAATGGAAAATGTTTTAACCCATCTTTACCCATAAAGATGAGAGCATTACCTGAGACTATTAAATGTTTGAGAGCTTGATGGACAACAACTCTATCGCTAGAAGCTGCTATGTAATCCATAACCATTCTTTCCATCTTAGAAAAAGATAGGTCTAATTCGCTACGGATTTTTGGATCTAGATCTTCACCTAATTTATCGTCTCTTATTTGTAGCTTGAAGAATGTAGTTTGTGGTGGTAGTAAAGCCAGCATTAATTTTGCTGCTAATGTAACTACCGCTTTAGCTCCTACACTTTGCCACGGTTGTGTTAAATGTTTTCTACCATTCTTAGTTGAGTTATCGTCTTGTACTAAATAAGGTAGTGTTAACTTTGAACATTCAACTGCTGTATCTAGAAACTGTGCACGACCACTCGTTAATGCTGAGTAGCGTTCACTAGCCTTACGCAACGTTCATACCTCCAGTTTTAGTTCCTGTTCTGTTTTGGTTGAGTGGAATTTTTAAGTCATTAGCTCCTACTGATTTAGCAGTTGACGCAGCTCTTGCCGTATCACCAAACTTAACTGACTTAGTTACATCATCAGAATCCTGTAGCTTCTTACTTTCCAGTTTCGCTTCCTTTATATTGGGATCTGATTTTTTTACAGGTGGTAAGGGTGCAGGGTTTTTAATTTTAGGATTAAAAAAACACATATTATTCGTCGAGTAATGATTTCATATATTCAATGACACTGGCTTGACCAGCTCTATACATAATTGATTCAATACCTTCTTTAGGATGGACTGGATGCCAAGCGAATCTTTCTTCTAACTTGGTAACCAGTCTGTCAAACCTTTCGTGATCTAACTTAAGAGTATTGAGGGAGATTTGTGTTTGCATGTTCGAAAAAGGCTGGCATCCTAGCTGACTTGGTGGCAGAAAGTTCTGGGGCTTTGCCGTTATACATTAAGTTGTCGCTAGTTTCGAGCCAAAATTTTTTGCTTAAATATTTATCGCCATAAGTATTATTACTTAATGGCTCCATGATCCAGTTAATGGTGGCTTTCCTAAGTTTATCCAGAGATTTACTAGGAGTAAGACCCATATCAGCACATACGAGACTATTAGTGGCCACGTGTACCTGTTCGTCTCTGGATATATCAGCTGATACCGTTCTGAGACCAGCGTCGCCGTTATACCTAAAAAAAGGCAAAAGTACAAAGAAGATAGCACGTTCTATAACTAAAGCTTTTGTAATCATGTGGTCAGGGTGCGCTTCCCACGCATCCCTTAAACGAAAAGCCTCATTCTCAGACTTCTCGTCAACGCCTATAGCGTTTGTTATGTAGCCAAGAGCAAGATCATGTTTAATCTCATCCTTAACGTTTGACTCTAGGAGTCGCCGTGCAGATTCGGGAACCTCTTTCTCAAGTGATTCTGCAATAAACTCGCCAACTGGTAGCTCCATATGGCGTATTGCGAGAGCACGGTAGATGGTCTCTTCAGCTCCAGGCTTAAGCTTTCCAGCTGTTGTTTGGACTGGTGTCCATGTCCTCTTTCTATTGAGTAACTTTTCATATGGATTCATTCTTGACAATCGCATTGGGGTTCGTTGTTTAGAATCCCCTGCAAGTAATCTTGTACGTCATCTTCGTCTAAAGCAGCATATGCGCTTGACTTATCCTGAACGTCACCCATTACCTGTAAGGAATAATAAAGTGAAGTTTGGGGACTATTTAGCCACTCTTCAACGAACTGTTCGTCGTAGGTTACAACATCACTCCAAGAGTTAAAACTGTATCCATGAAGAAGCCCTGTGTGATTCAACATATACATAAGCTCGTCAGCAACCTTCTTATAGGCATCCCAACCAACTTCTGAGGCGATCTCTATATCACCATATTCATATGTCTGTACACCAAATGTACCAGAGTCTCGATCAACTGATCGTGCGATAGGTGGTGCTATCTCTGGTGTGCAAGTAAAGCCTTCTAAATCTTTACTGCGATATGAACAGCTTGCGGTAGGAGCAATAGCAAATGCTCTCTCCATTTTATATTCTCTAGCAACTTCAGCCGCACTCTGAATGCCTTTATAAAATTCTGCAGCAATTAAACCAGCTGTACCTAGTCCAGGTATACCGTCATTTACTGCCTGTAGTGCATCACCAAACTGTTCGTAGGTGACGTTATTTTGCCTGAGTAGGTTAGCTAACCCAAGGCATCCAAGTCCAACCTGCCTGTCGGTCTCTGAGGGGAGATATTCTCCAGAACTTCCAATGCCTGTTTTGCTATGGAGGTCGCACAAACTTCGCATACCCTCAACAAAACCCTTTGACACGTCGGCGACTTTACAGGAACCGAGATTAACGTGTTGGAGGAGGCAAGTTCCTCGTGATGGCAGGTAAACTTCAAGGCATACATTGCCTCGGATTCTTTTTCCATTTTTGTCGTACTTAGTTTTATTTAGCCATATGTCACCTGATCTGATGCCATATATCACGGCGTCCCGTGTTGTCTGATTAGCGTCTTTCCATTTTTCATCATTAATGTTGACACACCTTTTGACCCACGGGAGTTCAGATCTAGGAGTAGTAATGAAGTCAATGATATCAGGATGATCGAGATCCAGATGAAGAACACACGCTCCATTTTTGTAATGCCCTCCTCTACGGATTATTTCATTTAAGGTTGAGTAGATTTTTCCAAAGGATACTGGTCCAGAAGCTGTAAGACCTTTGCCGTTTTCACTTCCTTTGGGTCTGAGCTTTGATAGATGGACAGCAACGCCTGCTCCATATCTGAGAGCGTGACTGACGAATCTCCAACTTGCTTCGATGCCATTTGGTCCCTCCATTGAGTCTTCAACTACGAAGACAGTGCATGATACGGGTAGACGTGAGTCTGGATCATCAATCCAGTTTTGAACTCTTCCAGTTCGAGATATTAAACTTGTCATTAGACGAGATCAGTTAGTGTTGGTGGTAAATAGTTTTTGCTCTTTAATACTTTTCCGTCTTCTCTATATGTAGGCTTTCCATCCTCATCTAGTTTTGACATATTGCTTTCATGGACTCGACGTAGAGCTTCATCTAAGTCCCATTTCATATTTGCTGCGTATTGGTAACAGACATATACAAGATCACTAAGTTCCTTTAAAGCATCCTCACGAAATCCGGCATTGTCTCTAAACAACATACCTTCAGCTTCTAAGAATTCTTTAAACTCCTCAACGATCAAATTCTTTTGCATATTCCTCGATCTGAGAGTTCTGGAGTTCTTGACATTGAACGAGTTCCTGAACTCTTTGGCTTGTTCTAAATTCGACTTCATTCTTTAGGTAGTGGATTGCTTTTTCTAGGTCGTCAATATCATCAAACTTATGACCTGCTCTGCAGACATATTTAATTACGTTTCCTAAGTGGAAGTTGAGTTCTTGATCACGAACAAAATCCCAGACTTGGATGGTTCCACGTCTGTAGTATTCAGGTCCATGGTCATTGGTGGTTTCGGCCATTTCGCTATTAAGTTAGTTAAGCTATTAATCAGTACAAAGTTTTGTTTTTGTAGTGCTAAGAAGACGGTTTTAATGTCTTCTATATCTGTCTCTGGGTTATCTAAGCCATCTTTTAAAAGTCTTAGCTTTAAATCTTGCTCAACTGTTAATGCAGTAATCGGCTGAGGGATTCCAGAGTATGGGTTCCCTTTTTTCGTGGTCATAATCCTCTGTAGTTAAGATCTTTGCTAGTCGTGCGTTCATTAAGGCAATATCTTCCGATAATCCTTTCTCTTTGAAGGCATTTACTAATGTTTTCCAACTCCAACCCTTTTCTTCAAACATCTGTGTAGCTCTTTTAATACCAATGCCAGGAATTCCGGCATATCCATCAGTATTATCTCCAGCTGCACTCTGAACTAGATGCCATTTAGCACCCTCTGATTTGATGATTGTGAAAGATTCGTCGAGGTTATATAACATCCCAGGTATTTGTCTCATGTCCTTATCTGGACTGACAATAATATTTCCAGGATGTTGGGTTGCATAGATACCCATTGCATCATCAGCCTCAAGGGTAGGCATGGTGATTACCTCAAACTCAGTCTTGAGTTTGTTGATGACACGTTTATAGGCACATGGCTTTTTTCTATTTCGATGACCTTTGTAATCGGCTTGAATTTTTTTCCGAAAATTATCAGGGCTACTAAAGAACAAGATGATGTCATCGAATGATCCGAAGTGACGTTGTATCTTTTTGATCTCCCTCATCACACAGGCATAAGCCTCTGAGAATTTAGAAGTAACTACAATAACGTCATCTCCAAAGTCAATTTCTGTTTCTGCAGCTGCACAACATTTATATACTGTGAAGTCTGCATCAATTAATAATTTCATAAGTTAGTGGACCTCAGCCCAACTAGCTCCTGATTTTGCTTCAGCTGCTATTGGTACTCTGAGGTTGTAATATTCGCCGCTTTCAGCAGCGGAAAGAACAAGAATAGATTTGAGATCATCA